GGTGTGGCTTGCCCGTTGTGCCGGTCTACACGCAAACCGTAGTTACTCAGGTTTGCGTAGGGTGGTGGAGAGTTTCCGCTGGTCTGCCATGCCGAGGGCGAGTAACGCCCGGATCACGTCCGCCTGAGTGCGTTTGTGTTCTTTGGCGAGCTTGCGGATTGCTTCCTTTCCGGCGCGGGACATGTAGAAGCTGACCATAACCCGGTCCCGGTTCGGCCGGCCGCCATAACGGATCAAAGCGAGTCAGCCCGCGGCGGGTAGATGACCTCGAGCGACTGCTCCCCGAACTTCCTGGCGTCGTACCAGTACACGTGGGTGTGTGGTCGGTCGTCCTCGGTGAACTCGCCGTACAGGTCAGTGACGGCGCAGTACCCGAACCGGGCCCTGTCGCGGATGACGTTCCGCGAACACCGATGACCTCGCCGGCGAGATCCGCAAACTCACCCGCATGTCCCAGCGCTAACCCTGTACACACAACGGGCGTACAACAACTACCTCATGGTGGGAGGCGACCACATTGAAGTGCACCGCCTCCACGAAAGCCGGAAACCCATGCAATCGTCTCGCTACCGCTGGGGCTGTGGTGTGTGTGGTGCATGGGGCTGGGGCGCCTCAGGTGAAGGCGAAGGCGGCGGTTCGGGCTGAGGTGTTGCGGTGGCGTTTGGGTGATGCCCTGGATAACCCGGGGGAGACGCTGCTGAGGTTGATCACCCAGTCCCGTAGGCGTGCGGATCTGTTGGCGGACGAGATTGAGCAACTCATCTCGGAGTCGCCTAGCTTGCGGGATGCGCTTGTGGGTGAGACGTGGATCTCGACGGACACGGCGACGTATAAGGCGGGGGAGTACGTCCGAGGCCTCGCCCAACTTGAAGCATCCGAGCGGGATCGTTTGGCGGGGTTCTGCACGAAAGCGATCGCCGCTGGCCTTGCGGAGCGGATGGTTCGCCTGCGGGAACGGGAGGCCGCGGCGGCGCATGCGGCCCTGGTGGCTGGCCTTGATGAGGCGCAGGTTTCGCCTGAGGTTCGACGGGTGGTGTTGGCGGGTGCCGCTCGACATCTTCGCCTCGCAGCTGGCTGACCTCCTCGACCCACCCGACCAGCCACGCAGGTGGGCCACACCGGGGGAGCTCGCGAAGGCGATCAACCCGAACACGGTGCAAACCCCCGCGTTGGATGTGGTTGATGCGGCGATCATTGAGGCGTTGACGACCCCCGACGCGCGGTTGATCATTTCGCTGCCGCCGCAGGAAGGAAAGTCCGAGCGGGTCACGAAGACCGGCACCTTGTGGGCGTTGCTCGACAATCCGGAGTTGCGGGTTGGTATCGCCTCCTACGCGCAAACCCTCGCTGAGGGGTTCGGGCGTGACATCCGGAACTGGATCGCGACGAACAACGGCGACGACGGCACCCTCGATCTTGGGTTGCGGGTCGCCCGCGACAACGGCGCCGCACGGCGTTGGCAGCTCGCGGGGCATCGCGGTGGTGTGGTGTGTGTCGGTATCGGCTCGGGTTTGACTGGCCGCCCGTTGGATCTGCTCGTTATCGATGACCCGTTCGCGGACCGGGAACAGGCGGAGTCGCAGTATTACCGGGACCGGGTGTGGGACTGGTGGCAGGCCGTCGCGTCGACGCGTCTCGCACCGGGTGCGCCGGTGATCGTGATCCTGACCCGCTGGCATGAGGACGACCTTGCCGGCCGTCTGGTCGCCGCTGAGGACGGCGCGGTGTGGACGGTCATCAACATTCCCGCGCTCGCCGACCACAAGCCCGACCAAACCGACCCGCTAGGCCGCCAGCCGGGGGAATGGTTGCTGTCGGCGCGGCACCGCACCGTCGCTCAGTGGCAGGCGATCCAAACCCGCGTCGGGTCACGCGTGTTCCATGCTCTGTATCAGGGCCGCCCGTCACCGGACACCGGGAACGTGTGGCGCCGCCCGTGGTGGCGGTTCTACGACACGATGCTGTGGACCCAGCACCCCGACAACCCGTCCGCCTACCTGGTCGACGCGGATGAGGTGATCCAGTCGTGGGATATGGCGTTCAAGGACACGAAGGGTTCCGACTTCGTTGTCGGGCAGGTGTGGGCGCGGCGCGGCAGTCAAGTGTTCCTCCTCGACCAGGTACATAAACGCCTGTCGTTCACGGACACGATCGTCGCTTTCGAGGGCATGTGCCGGCGTTGGCCGCAAGCGACCGCGAAGCTCGTGGAGGACAAAGCGAACGGCACCGCCGTGATCGATTCGTTGAAGAAGAAGATCCCCGGCATCGTCGGCGTCACCCCCCGGGCGTCGAAGTATTCCCGCGCGTCGGCGGTCGCCCCCTATCTGGAGGCGGGGAACGTCCTCGTGCCGGCGCCGCACATCGCCCTGTTCACGGGCGTGGATGGCCTGATTGATGAGGCGGCGGGGTTCCCGAACGGCGCCCACGACGACCAGGTTGATGCGACGTCGCAGGCGTTGGATCGGCTGCTGCTGCGCACCGGGCAGGGCGCCATGTGGATGGAGTACCTGCGCCGCCGCACTTTGACTTCCGTTACCCCTACTGTGCCGTCTGACGCGGCGTGAGAGGACTGACACGCATGCCGCGTTTCCTCCCCCGGCGTTTCACGAAGTCGGCGCAAATCCCTGACCAGGTGCAGGCCGCCATGACGGCTGAGGGCCTGGATTTCGGGTCGCCGTTCTCCCCCGGCACACCCCTCACCCCCTATTCGGGGTTCGGTGGGGAACCGCGCCGGTGGGCGTTCGACACCGGTTACAACATTCTGACCCGCGCGGACCGCGACAAGCGCGTCTCCTTCGACGTCCTCAAGGGCCTTATCGACAATTACGATATTGCCCGCATGGCGATCGGGCACCGTATTGATGACGTCCGGTCGTTGAACTGGACTGTCGTCCCGAAACGCGGCAACAGCAGCGACGCCGAGACCGTGGTGGACCAAGCGTACGGGTTGCTGCGCTACCCGGAAGGCCCCGGCTCAGGTCTGCCGTTCCGTGCCTGGCTCGCCAAATACTTAGAAGACGTCCTCCGGTACGACGCAGGGTGTTTGTTTCGGCGTAGGAACAGGGGCGGGCAGGTCATCGGCTTGAAAGTCGTCTCCGGCCGCACCATCGCCCCCACCCTGGACTATTGGGGCGACACCCCCGTCGCTCCGGCGCCGGCGTTCGTGCAGTTCATCGACGGCATGCCATGGAAATGGTTCACCGCCGACGATATTCTGTATGTGCCGTTCCGGCCGCAACCCGACTCACCCTACGGCTTCGCGCCGTTGGAGTCTGTGCTGTTGACGGCGAACACGGATCTGCGGTTCCAGATGCATTTCCTGCAATGGTTCACGTCCGGCACTGTCCCGGATGGGTTCGCGGTCGCGCCGGAGGATCTGTCGTCGCCGGATCAGTTGCAGGAGTGGCAGCAGTATTGGGACGCGCTGCTGTATGGGGATGACGCGGCGAAGCATCAAATCAAATGGGTACCCAACGGCACCACGTTCGATTTCCCTGCCATCAAAACGTTTGATCCGCAGTTCCCGCTGTACCTGATGCGGAAGGTGTGTGCCGCGTATCATGTGACGCCGAACGATTTGGGGTTCACGGAGGATGTGAACCGGGCGACCGGTGACACGCAGGTGGATGTGCAGTTCCGGATCGGCACCCTACCGTTGGTGCAGCACATCGAAGACCTCTTGACGGCCTATTTGCAGGATGACCGTGGTTTGCCGGTGGAGTTCCAGTTCGACACCGGGCAGGAGAAAGAAGACCGGGTCGCGACCGCGCAAGCGCACAAGATTTACGTGGAGATGGGTGCCGAGTCGATTGACGAGGTCCGCTCCAGTGAGCTTGGGCTTGAGGTGGATAACGAGCGTCCGACACCGCGGTTTGTGTTTGATCCGCGGACGGGTCCGGTGCCGTTGGCGTCGCTGTTTGCGATCGCTGGGCCGGTGGACCCGGAAACCGCTGCCCCGTTGGACACTGTGCCTCTGTCGTTGGCGCCGTTTGATGGTGCGCACGGGTTGTTGCCGGATAAGTCTCCTGGTGGGACGCAGTTCCAGCGTGCCCCGATCAACCCTGACGAACCCGGCTTCCCTGAGTTGGAGAAGCCGGTTCCGGGGTCGGATGTGGTGGGGACTCGTCCGGGTGCTCCGGTGATCGGTGACGTCGGCGCGGCCCCCGTCGCGAAGGACGCCACTGACGGGGTCAGTAGCGGTACGGGCATCGTCGGGTACGACCTCGACGGCCACGACGACGAGGACGACGACGGGGTGGATGCGGAGCTGGTGAAGTTCGCCCGCTTCGCGAAAGCCCGCCGCCGCGCCGGGAAATGGCGCGACTTCGACTTCACCCACCTCGACCCGATCCGGGCGCACCGTTTGAACGACGAGCAGCGCGCCGAAGTCCGCAAAGCCACCGGCGACCTCATCGCCGCCGGCCTCTGTGTCCGTGCCGCGGACTCCGGCCGGGTGTTGATGCTGCAACGCGCCTTCGACCCGACCGACCCGGCGTCGGGCATGTGGGAGTTCCCCGGCGGGCACATCGAGGACGGCGAAACACCGTTCGCGGCGGCGTGGCGGGAATGGCAGGAGGAAACCGGTTGCCTGATCCCCGCCGATGCGACTGTCGGTGACGTGTGGGCGGCCGGGAACGGCATCTACCAGGGCCACATCGTGACT